CGAATACCAATACCCAATCGACTGCCTGCGAATGTGCTGGCTCACTCCACAAACCGCCACAGGCTTTGCTTCCGGCATCCCCATCACCACAGCCGTAACCGGTGGCTCCCCTTCCTTCTGGCAGGGCCCCCCAGTGAAGTATGTGGTCGCTGTGGACCAATTCTTTGGCGTCCTTTCAGCAGCCGTATCCGCAGGAGGCACAGGCTATGCCATCGGAGACACTATCACTCTTCCTCAAGCTCCCCAAGGAACCGCTCCTGTTGGAGCCCCAGTGGTTCTCACGGTTCTTACACTCGGTGGTGGCGGGGCTGTTGCTACTGTTAGCGTTGTTAACATCCTCCGGGGAGAATCCCCACCAATCGGTGGGAGCTACTTCGCGATCCAAGCCAATCCCATACCACAATTCTCCACCTCTGGTGTTGGCACCGGTGCGACATTCACGCTCACCCAGCAATCGGCACCGACTGATCAACGAGTGATCCTGACGAATCAAGAGTTCGCCATCGGCAATTATGTCAAAGACATCACTGATGAAAATGTCTTTGATGATGACTTTCAGGAAGCTCTCTCGCTGATCGTAGGAGCCCGACTCTGCATCGCCCTCTCAGGAGACAAATCCCTCGCCAACTCCAAAATTGCCGAAGCTAACGCGATGATAATCGAAGCCCGTGGCACTGACGCCAATGAGGGTCTGAAGGTAAACGACGTCACCCCCGATTGGCTTCGGATCCGGGGCATCGACTTTGTCGAAGACTACTCCGGTCCCTACAACACCGGCTTCAACTGGGGAGCCATCTGGCCTGGGTTCACCTGAATGAGCGACAACGTAATCCAAACCTCCTTCAACTCTGGTGAGTGGTCCCCCTCACTCTACGCACAGGTAAACCTGAAGCAATACCACTCTGGCGCGGCCCTCCTGCGGAACTTCTTTGTCGATACTCGGGGTGGTTGCACCACCCGTCCTGGTACGAAGTACATTGCCACCTGCAAAAGCAACGGTATCGTCCGTCCCATCCCCTTCCAAGCCTCATTCACTGTCTCTTACCTCTTGGAGTTTGGACAAGGCTACGTCCGGTTCTTCAACAATGGCGCACCGGTCCTCGAAGCCGGGAAGACCATCACTGCTATAACTCAAGCAAACCCCGGAGTCATTACCTCTGCTGCGCATGGCTATTCCAACGGTGATTGGATAGCCATCTCAGGCGTTGTGGGAATGGTTTTACTTAATGGCAACACCTTCATCATCGCCGGCGCAACCACTAACACCTACACCCTTACCGATCTCTTTGGTAATGTTATCAATACTACTTCTTATGGTACCTACATCTCTGGCGGCACGACCCAACGAGTCTACACCATTGTCTCCCCTTACCAAGCCTCAGAAGTCTTCGGCATTCGCTACACCCAGAACGTAAATCAACTCATCCTTTGCCATCCAAACTATCCAACTTACGTTTTAACCCTTGTCACAGCCACCAATTGGACCTTGGTCCCGTTGGTTGTTGGCTCAACTGTTACAACCCCAACAGGACTTGCAACCAACTCGTCTCTTGCAGCAGGTACAGTTTTCTACGCCTATGTCGTAACAGCCGTGGACGCCTTTGGCCAAGAGTCCGCACCATCGGCGTTTGCTACGTTATCAAGTTTCCAAGATATCCGTTCTGTTCTGGGTACTAATCAGGTCACATGGAGTGCTGTGGCTGGGGCTATCAGTTATAACGTCTATAGAGCACAGCCAAGATACAATGTAGCTGTACCGGCCGGATCGGATTTTGGTTTTGCTGGCAATGTTACAGGCACCACGTTTATAGATTCAAACATCAACATCGACTTCAGCCAAGGTCCACCAGTTCCAACCAATCCTTTCTTTGGTTCTGGTGTTCAAACTGTCACAGTTACTAATGGAGCGCTTTATCAAAACTCAGATCCGATCCCGTCTGTATCCTTTACCGGAGGTGGTGGTAGTGGTGCCACTGCCATTGCTACCGCGACTGGTAACAATATCACCCTAGGCACCGGCGGTTCTGGCTATCACGTTGGCGACACCGTCACATACCCTGGCAATGTTCTGATCCGTGTTGCTGCTGTGAATAACGTTTTCGCTGGTGTTATCACAGGCATTACTCTCCTATCAGCAGGAAGCTTAAATTCTGGTCAAGCCACGCCATTTGTGCCCTCTAATCAATCATCCACATCAGGCACGGGAACTGGAGCGACCCTTAATATTGGCTGGACGGTCACGTCTGTATCAGTCACAAGCCCCGGCGCTGGCTATGCTACGCCACCAACGGTAGTCTTCTCCTCAGGCGCAGCGGCCGCGACAGCCGTGCTCGGTGCCGCTTCGGCAGGTAACCCAGCTGTTCCAGCCTTGGCCAATCAACGCCTCATCCTTGCAGGGCCCATAGCCTCCCCAGGTCAGATCAATGCTTCTCAACCCGGAGCGTATTTCAACTTCGATATTAGCAGCCCAATACAACCCGATGATGCTATTCAACAAACCTTAGTCGCAGGGCAGTTAAACACAATCCAAGCCATGATCCCAATGCCTGCTGGCCTTATAGTCTTTGGCGACAAGCTCGCTTGGTTAGTCAATGGTGGTAGTGCGGGATCACCCTTTAGTGCCACTTCACTCGTGGCCAACCCACAAGCCTATAACGGCTCCTCCCCCCTTCCACCAATCGTAGCAACCTCCGACATCCTCTACGTTCAAGCCAAACAATCAATCGTCCGTAACCTTGTGTACAACTTCTACACCAATGTCTACACCGGCACGGACATTTCAGTTCTTTCCAACCATCTCTTCTACGGCTTCACCCTTACTCAATGGGCGTGGGCTGAAGAGCCCTTCAAGCTTGCTTGGGCTGTCCGCAATGACGGTCAGCTTCTATGTCTTACCTTTCTGAAAGACCTTGAAATTGTTGCATGGACCCACTCCGACACCCAAGGTGCATTCAAAGGTGTAGCCACCATAACAGAGTTCACCTCTTCTATAGGCAACGTCGATGCTGTTTATCATGTGGTTCAGCGTCAGGTTCTAGGCCAAACTGTAAACTATATTGAACGCTTTGTTGAGTTGGCCTTTCCAACAGATTATCAATCCTCCTGGCAAGTCGACGCAGGCATTGGCTATACAGGTGCAGCTGCGACTATTTTTAGTGGTGCTCAACACTTAGGAGGCGCGGCTGTTACAGGTCTCGCCGACGGAGTTGTTATCAACTTCACAATGCCTGTTAATGGCATATTCCAATTTGGCATCGGGGGCACTTCAGGCCTTACCACTATCCCCTCGGCCTCAATCGTTACCGTTGGCCTTTCCTTCCTGCCACAACTCGGAACCCTTCCCCTCGATCTCGGTGAGCCTACCGTTCAAGGCAAACGCAAAAAGGTCTCCGCCGTTACCCTCCGTGTCCGCAACGCCCTTGGCCTAACCGCTGGGCGGACCTTGACCACAGGTGTACCGATGCAGGACCTGATCTTGGGCAACGTCGGGACGATGTCCAACCAAATCGTTACAGGCCTCGTAACTGGCGATGCCCGGACCATCGTTGATCCCCAATGGGACGTCTTCGGCCAATTCTATATCCAACAACCCAATCCCTATCCGGCTTCCATCCTCGGAGTGATCCCAGAAATCGAAGTAGGGGATACAAGCAAATGACAACCATCGTGTCAAAACTAGAAGGTCCTCTTTCGGAGATAATCCTAGCCGAGTATGGCAAGGTTCTTTCCGAAAGGGAAGTAGAAATGCTCGACCATTGCCAAAAGTTGGGGGAGGTCTGGATCGGCTATGTCGACGGTCACTTCGTCTGCTGTTGGGGTCTGATCCCACCCTCCTTCCTCTCTAACCAAGCCTACATCTGGATGTGGGCCCTGGAGTCAGTCCCGCATCAATTCCTCTTCGTCCGGCACTCTCAGATCCAGGTCAGGAAATTCCTAAGCCGCTACGCTTCTATCATAGGCCATTGCAAAACCGGCAACACCGCCGCCCATCGCTGGCTTCGTTGGCTCGGGGCGGAGTTCAATGAGCCCGACGGGGACCTGCGGACCTTTGTCATCAACAGGAGCGCCTGATGGCTGATCCTATCACTGCCATTGCTGGAGTCGGTATGGCAGCCTCCGCTGCTGGGGGTATCCTTGGTGGCATCGGTGCCGAGAAGACAGGTCAGGCCAACGCTGCCGCCTATCGCTATAAGGCCGGTGTGGCCCTACTGAACAAACAGATCAATGAACAAAACGCCTCTTGGGCCACCCAAGCCGGAGGCGCCAAAGCTGAAGTCGAAGGGCTAAAGTCTCGCGAAGCTATTGCCTCCACAAAGGTCGTCCAATCCGCTTCCGGCTTTGACGTCAACTCCGGCTCGAACGAAAAGGTCCGTGAGACCCAAACCGATGTGGCTCAGTATGACCAAAACGTCATCCGTTGGGACGCAGCAAAGACCGCATGGGGCTATGAGACCAAAGCCACCACGGATGTAGCCGAAGCCAACCTAGACCAAATGGCCGCGAAGACATCCGAAGAAGCCGGTGAACTGGGAATGTGGGGCTCTTTCATCTCCGGAGCCGGGAACGTCGCGGGGAAATGGATGCAGGGTAAATCATCAGGAGCGTTTGGTTGATGCCACAAGTACCGGGACTAGTCCCTGATCAAACTCCTTCGATGGGTGGAACCCCTGACATAGCGTTGGGAGTGCCGGTCGATGCCTTTGGCGGGGTGGTAGGCCATGCCCTTTCCGGTCTTGGTCACGACATTGAAGGCGCCAGCGACAAGATCTGGGCGCAAGCGATGAACATGCAGAACCTCCAGAACGAAACGGAGGCGAAGTCTGCGGACGCCAA